TTGATTATGTCGGGTGAGGGGCTTTTATCCCCCCACCCAAACAAATTAATTACTTGCGGTAGATAGTAACAGTGTTTGCTGCAGTAAACACGGCAACAAATGATGCCGAACTTGCTGCTGCAATAGTAGCCATTCCTGCGACACCGCCGAGTGTTACACCAGAAGCACCAGCAGTCAATGTGATTGCGTGTGTTGCTGCTGCACCATTCACAACTGTGAATCGGAAACTTGAACCGACTGCCTCATCTGTGAACGCTGCACCCAACTCTGCACCTGTTGGTGTTGTGAGTGTGCGACCAGTAGTTGGGGTCATTGTGTAAACAACCTCTCCTGCTGCTGCAAGCGTTGCTGCTGCTTGAACCGTTGCGGCATCTGTTGCCGCAACTACTGTTACTTTTTCTTCCTTGGCTGCGAAAGCCTCAAGACGCTTGCGTGTTACCGCACCGCTTGTATCTGTTGCTACTAATGGCATTGTATTTTCTCCTAGTTTTGTTGTTGTTAATTAAGCGGTCTTAGCGGTAAGTTTGCCTTGCTTCTTACGGTTACGGACCGTGAGGTTACCGTAGCACATAATCAAAGCGTAGCGTGCATCCAAATCTTCTGGACGAACAAACTCTGTCTGTTGGAACCACTTAGCCGAGTGACCGACAAGTGTGAGATACTTCGTGTTCAAGAAATACATTACGCCTGCTGTGCAAGACACATCGTACATTACAGGACTAGCCTTGAACAACAGGTTCTGGAAACCAGCATCTGCAGTCTTGGTGTCTGTGTAACGAAGGTTTGGTTGCAACAAAGCCTCATACTTTTCGTACAATGTTTGTGATGTCAAAACCACATCTGGATGGTCGTTACCAACAGAAATTGTGTTGTAAGCAGTTGCCATTTGAGCAAGAGTCAAAGCAGTTGCTGTGTTCTCCTCATATGACGCCCAGTAAGTGTATGTTGATGAGTTGATGTTACCAACAGTGTTACCTGACTCAACAAGGTTACCCAAGCCGTTCCAGTCTTTTGAACTGTTGCCAGTTCCGTCACCGTAGAACATTGTGTTGAAACCTTCACGCATTGATTCCTCAGCCTGCATGATTTTGGCTTCCAACAAGTTGATGATTTCTTGCTCACCGTTGTTCTTGGCTTCTTCAATACCGCTAATTGAGATTGAGCCAGCATATTGCTTCCAATCATATTCAGCAGCCGAGATACCAGTTTGTGGTGTCAATGAAATCGTGTCATAACCTGAGTATGAACCGATTGTGTCGTTTGTTGCATAAACAAGTGGTTCCACAATTTTGGTACCACCATTAAGCATACGGATGCGACCCTTTTCGTTCAACATGTAAGTCAGCGGACGAGCCGTGAAAATGTTGTCCGTGAGTTGGTCACGATAATTTGCGAGCGTTGTAGTGAGCAGCGCATCAAAGTTGCTATTTGCCATTTTAATTTCTCCTAAAGTTGTTTGTAATGAAAATTATAGTTCTGCACCAAGTTGCCGTTTAGCAGCAGCCCAAGCATCACGAATATTGGTAATAGCCTCAACAGACTCAGTAGTAGTACTCGCAGGGTTAGAACCCCCCGAAACCACAGCAGCCTGACGCTTAGCATCAACAACCGACTTCTCGGTTTGTTGCTTCTTAGCCTCAGCCTGTTTTTGAATGTTTTGTTGTGCCATAATTTTGTCAAACATAAGTTGTTTATATGTTCCCTCTAAATCGGTTGTCCCCATCCGCAAAGCGGTTTGAACTACAAGCGGAACATCAAAATCGCTGTAACGCTGCTGAAGGTTCTGAATTTCCCGCTCAACTTCCTGTTGAGATTGGTAATCTTCAAAAGATGCAACCCGCTTATCCAGTTCACGCATTTTCTGTTCCTGCGGGTCAAGTGATTCAAAATCATCAACCTCGGCAGCAACAGCAGCAGCCTGTGAACGACTAATGTTATAATGCCTAGCAAGTAGGTCAATAGTCGCTTCAGGGTCACGCTCCAAAGCCGTTTGAATTGTTGCGGCATACTGCATTTGATTGCGTTGCTCCGCTAACTCTTGCGTCTTACGAGTGTAATCTGCCTGTCGTTGATAACCAGCAAGCGCTTCCGACAAAGGAACTTGTAATTCCTCACCATCTAATTTGACTCTAACTACATGATTAGCGTAGTTTTCTGTCTCCAAATATGGCATATCAGAAACTTGCGTTTCCATTCCAACATCTTCGGTTGTCCCAGTCAAGGGTTCCATGCTGTCCTGTGTTGCGATTTCATCGCTCATTATGTTTTCTCCAAGAGTCCGTAAAAAATGGTTGCTCTCATCAATAGAAAAGGCTGTTCCCTAAAGGACTGGAGGCTGACCTGTTTCTGCACCAAGTTCTGGTTGAGGAGGTAACGGCATGCCCTGAGGTAACTGCTCAGCACCCATAGCACCCTCAGGTGCGCCCATAGGCGCACCCGCAGGAGCCTGAGCCATGAACTGTTCAGGGGATTTAACACCAAAACCAAACTGCAACACATGTGCAGCAAGTTTCTTCATATCAATCACACCCATGCTGGCAAACGGAGCCATAGCATCAACAAGTTGCAACGCCATCTGACGGCGGAACGACTCGTTTTGTGGCTGAGTAGAACCAGCCTCAACCTCATAATCAAACTCGCCCTCAAGATACTCACGGTCATAATTAATCCAAACCTGCTCACCATTCTTAGTAGTGATACGAGCAACCTGCTCACCAGTCATAAACTGTTGAGTCAAAGACACCAACCGTTTAGCAACCTGCGCAACAGCCTGTTCAACAGTAGCCAACTTGTCTGCTGTTCTAGCATTGGCTGCATCTTGAAGCAAGGACGACTCTGTGGCGGTACGGCGAATCTCGGTGCTGGCACCACGCATAAACTCTGACACACCAGAAATACGGTCAATGTCACCAATAATCATATTGGACTGGTTATAGAACTCTGGAGGAGTAATAGTTGCAGGCAAGTTAATCAACACATTACTTAAAGGTTCATCAGTAATAACAGGCACCATAACATTGTCCTCTTGCGACTCTAATGCTGTGCGACCCAACTGGTCAAACGCCGACTCCTTGTATAGATATTTGCGGGCATACCGTTTACGATGATTCATCATCTGTGTACGAGTCTCGTTCAACTCTTTTTGCAACGGCTCAATAGCCTCAAGTTCACCTATTGGATAAAAAGTATCTGGCACATCGTAGTCACGCAACATTACAAACGGATGACCAAACGAATATGGCATACGGGTTGGTTTAACTAAAAACTGTTCGCTGGTTTCACAAAACACCGACATAGTTTTAGTCGTAACATCGTAGTATTCCCAAATTTCTGCGTACCCAGCCTGTGTGTCATAGATTTTGCGGCGGCTCGGGTCGTCCGAGTAGCGGCTAACAGCCATAACTGTTACAGCCTCACGGGCTGCTTTGTTGTACCGTTTATCTGACTTAACTTCGCTTATTGGGCGGCGGATGCGTTGAGCAATCCACCGCATATCAGCCATACTCGTTGCATCGGCATCAACAAACACATCCATTGGGGACACACGCTCAGCGAACGGTGAATCTTCCAAAATGATTGTATTCGTTGTGGACTCCCCACCTTCAATCGGGTCAGAAACATCCTCGTCCTGCCCAACGACTTCTTCCTCAACGAAACGGTACCCGACTTTAATCCAGCCATGACCGTACATAATGAAATCTTTGACCGCACGGCGGAACTCTGTTTTAATATCACGATGTCTCCACCAATAGTTCACAACCGCTTCAGCAATAATTGCGTTCGGTGCGTTCTCAGGCTTTACAGCATTGACAACAATTTTAGGATAATTAATAGCAATACTTGGACCAATAACATTGATTGTAGAAAACACAATATTGATAAGCAAACGGTCATCATCGCTATAATGCTCATAATGGCGACCTTTATACAGGTCAGTTAAACGCTTCCAAGTGGCATCGTAGCCATCGTTTTTACGCCACCTCTTAGAGAACTCCAGTTTCTGTTTATATTGCTTAAGATAATCTGCTGATGATTTCCGTGCCATTATTTCCCCTGTCGTCCCTTATGCCATCCAATATGTTCATCTAACTTAGTTCCAACCTTATCCACCTTGGTAGCAACCTGCCTCAACAGGGTTCTAGCCTCAGCGTGTTGGCTGGTGTTCTCTGAACGAACCTTACTTAACAACACCACTATCGGACCACCAATAACCGCAACAACGATGGGCACAATAATGGATTCCACATTAAATCCAATTCGTCACAGGTTCCGCATTGATACCATGAATGGCGGCATCAGCAACTTGTTTCCGTTGCCGTTCACGAACCGTAGGACCATGAAAGTCCTCTTTGCCGTAAGTGAAACCTAAATTAACGGTTTTGATATGACAACTAAAGCAAACAGCGCCCCGTCTAGGCATTTCGTCAGCAATAAAGTTTTTTTCACAAGATTTACACACGATGTCCATACAAATATGTAACTTCTGTTCCCAAAACTAGCGCAAAGACCGCTCACGCACATTATGTGCCCCCATAGGCACCTTATTAGATGTCTGGTTACTCATCAAATGCTGCTCCCACCACAACAAACTATTCTTAGGCACCTTCGCATCACCCCGATACTCAGGAAGCCACACATACTTCAACATCTGATTACCGATAGCCAAACTGATAGTACGGTCATCATACGGACTACCAGACATCTTCCCATTAGGTTTACGAACATAGGTTTTTAACTCAGCCAAAGTTTTAGAACAATAAACCTCAAGGTCGGCATTTCTTAAAGCACCAGCCAACTCGTCAATAGCCAACGGTTTACTAGAAACCGTTGTACGCCAACCCAAAGTATCCGTAGCCTGAGGCAACACCTTAGATAGACGGCGTTGTTTATAAAGATTACGGTAACCCAACTTTTGGGCAGCCTTAAGAGTTGTCAAACCATGATTATTGGACTCAATACCTAACAACGCAGTGTTATACCACCACGCCATTTGAGCCAACATTTCACCAAAAATATCTGGCTCAACATGTCCATGCCACGCTGCCGCAACATAACCATTAGAAGCATTAATTATGTGAGCAGAACTAAAGTCACCGTGAGCCAAACCTTCAGCGACATCGGCGCCAACCACATAAACAGATTCTGGGTCAGGGAACTCCCAAACATCAAGATTGCCGTTTTCGCTGTTACGAAACTCAACAACATTATTTGAATAAACATGCAAATAGCCGACATCAGGTTCAACAGTTTCCATGTTGCTCAACAAATCTATATCAAATACAGGATTACCTGACTTGATAAACGCTTCCTCTGGGAAGCGTGGATACTCTTGATGCAACTGCCAAGACACCATGTTTTTTTGTTTAATGTCATACCAGCCCTCGTCACGGTCACCAGCAGACCAAGGAAAAAAGATGCCAACAAACTGGTTTGTTTTAGTTTGCGAACCAACCCACAAATTATGAAAAAAGTTACCAGAACCATTAGCGGTGGACAAACAGATAACACGACCACCGACATCGGCAATAGGTTCAATAGACGCCCACGCTTCCTCAGGGTTCGGCAAGAACGCCATCTCGTCCACAATAACCAAATACACTGACTCACCACGAGCAGGGTCATTACCTGACGGCAAAGACTCAATAGCAGACTCGTTGCCCCAAGTCATTTTAAGTTGATGCTCAGTTGTTTGCTTAGGACCTTTTTCTTTCATCCAATACGGCAAAAACTTGTAACCATACTTAGCCTTGGACAGCAACTTCATAGCCTCACGCTCAGTTCTGGACAACATGACAACAAATCTGTCAGACCAAAAATATGTTAGCCAAAACGCATAAGCAGCAGCCAAAGTAGAAAACCCAATCTGACGGGCTTTCAAAACAACAGAATACCTAGATGACAACCAGATACGCACAGACTCTTTTTGTGCGTCACGCAACTGAAACAAAATCCTTGCACGCTCAGGATGTTTAATAAACCAATAGTTTTCACAAAAATAAACAAAAGCAGCCAACTGCTCATCAATGCTGGCGTTCTCTGGACCTTTACATAAACGCCATTCTTTCTCGTTTAAAAGTTCAGTTAATTCCATTATTTACCCCAAGGCTGCCAACCATTGTTGTTATGTTCCTTAGAGTATTCAAAAATTGCTAAACCAGCCTGCAAATTGATTTCAGGGTTAAACAGTTCAGAACACGAATCCAAAATGCCTTGAGCCTGCAACCAGCCCTGTTTATAGTATCTGTTTGGCAAACACCAAAACTGGTTAATTTGCATTAACCCAGCAGAACCACCATTCGGGTCAAGACTATTAAAAACCCTAGGGACGCAACGGGACTCACGCCAAATCACATAATCCAACTTAGATAAATCTTTCCTAGACCAACCAACCTCCAAAGCGTCATCCAACCAATGTCCACATTTACCTACCAGTTCTTTAGAAACAGCATGCAAATGCCCAACTGGGCTAATTAACAGCATGACAAAAACAGTAACAAACCATTTCTTCATAAAACCATCCTAACGGATTATTGTTGAGGTTTATTTCCTACAAACTCTACAACTGCAACAGGAATATCATTTCCCGCAACATAACGGATATGCCAAGGCTCGGATTGAACCTCGTGACTAAAACCAAACCTATCTTCATTATCTAGCAACCATTTCAAAATTTTGCCATTCGCATTAGCAACATCAACAGCCAACCCTAGCATATGGCGGCTACAAGTCTTAGGGTCGTCATTTGGTGCAGCCAACGGTGCAAAACCTTTCTTAAGCCACCACTTAACACCATTCCAAGTACGGGTACTAGAATTTGTTACAGGTTCCTTCTGATAGCGTTGCAAAAAACCAGCCTTCTGCTGGTCAATGCTACGAAACTGGTCACCCAAACTAGTTGGTTTCAAAACGACACCATCTACAGCAGCGGCAGCAACCATAGCATCCCAAGCATCAGCAGCACACAACTCCATTTTGCCACCACCAGAACATTTACGCAAAATATCTGGTTTAATCTCAGACGGCTTCTTGCCTTTAAGATGTGTGCAGAACTTTACTGCAACAACAGGATAAGACATTACTTCTTTGAAGATTTAGTACCAAAAGCAGCAGTGATTTCCTCAGATGACAATTCGCCATCAACAGAAGCCGTAGCCAACTTTTGAACAACACCAAACAACGCTGTCAGCCCAGCAACACCAGCAGACTTAACAACATCAACACCCAAAATGGCGCCACCAGTAATAATTGGTAGAGCGCTCGCAATAAACAACGAAATCAAACGCTGCCCAAGGTCTAAACTTTTTGCAATCATGTTATTCATTTTTATCCTTTTTTGTAAAAGTGATTATGGAATGAACCATAATCGCTGCACCTGTAAGAAAAGTTGCCTGTCTAAGAGTAGGACCAGACAAAGTAATCAAAACCATGCCAGTTCCCGCCCATGTCCACGCATTATCTACAAGATAATCCAATATGCGTTTCATTATCGTTTAGCCCTAGAGGTAGGCAACATTGTTAATGTTGCCCCAATAGCGACCAAAGTACGCCTAGTAGAGACAGGAATGTTTGACCCCGTAGGAACATAGTTTTCAAACTGTGAACCAAAAATGTCAATCACTCCCTCAAATGCTTGTCGTACCTCAATCGGGGCTGCTTGAACAGCCTCTACAATTAACGCAGCCTGTTCCTCCGTTAAATCAGCAGGGACAACCTCGGAAAACAGTTGTTCGGCATCTTCTTCGCTAATTACTTGAAGAACAGCCACATTAGAAACCAACTCTGCTGCCTGTTCGCTAGAGATATCTGCAGCCAATATGGATTCTATAATGGCAACAACCTGTTCAGGGCTGGCATCTTCTAGGTCATCCAATATTTCTTCAAATTGTTCATCTGATATAATGTCTGATGATGAATCATCTAATATTAGTTCTGTTGTTTTTGGTGTATATTCCTCTGTCTGCTCTTGTTCTTCTGGCTGCGTTGTATCAACGACATCAAGTTCGTCAAAAGTCTCAGGAACGGTTATCTCAACAGTGGTTGGAGTTTCAGGCTCGTCAAGTTCTGAATCAGGAATACTGGGACCAGTCTCGTTAGGATAGGTTGTAGATGTTTCCTCTATTTCGTCTAAAGGTTCGGTTGTGGTTGTTGTCGCTTCTTCTAAAGGTTCGGTTGTAGATGTTGTTTGAGTTGGCACATAAGGTGCTTCAGTTGTTGTCGTTGTGGTGGCAGGCACTGTCGTTGTTGTTGTCGTTTGCGTGGTTGTTGGTGCAAGAGTTGTTGAAGTCGTTGTGGAACTTTGTATGGGAAGGGTTGTCGTAGATGAAGTCGTGGATGTGGTTGAAGTTGTTGTTGTTGTCTCTGGCAGTGTGCTTGTGGTTGTCGTGGTCGTGGTTGTTGTTGTGGTGGTTGGGCTACTACTAGTAGTGAACGCCGAGTCTGGGACTATTGCCCAACCTGTGTTGTTAATGTTCCATGCAAGCATTAGACAGGTGTTTCCACCATTCTCGTACATCCACAGTTCTAAAGGTTGACTGCCTGCGTCTAGTTGTAATTCACCCGATGCCATCCAACCGCAATGTCGGTCATTCCAGTTGCCCCACTCATTGCCATCAATGTTAATTCTTCCGCCATCATCTGTAGCCAACCAAAACGCAATCGTATTGTGTTCAGGGATAGTAATAAACCCTGTCATGTGGACCATAAACAAATCAACGGTGCAGTCTTCAAACGGTTCACCGTTGTAGGAACGGTTGATGTTGTTCTCTGTCTCTGCACCGCAGACAGGGTATTCGGTGGTGGATTGAGTTGGCGGTATTTCGTCGATTGTGTAGTAGGTGGTTGCTAACCCTGGTGTTGGTTCAGCGTTAGCGGTTTGTGGGAAAACTGCGAACAGGATTGCTGGTAGCGGTATCAGCCACCTAGTTAAATTGCGACCCACGCTAGTTCTGTTTCGTTCCACTCATAGTCGCCTTCGGGTTTAGGTGTTGGCGGTTGCCAATCGTGGTTGCTGTCCAAAGCCCACGAAGGATACGGCTGTGGTGCTACGAACACATCTGCAACCGAATCATAGGTGTATCCGACACCTGCGTATTGTTTACGAATATTGTTGTTGTATGAAGTGCGTTTAATATATACGCCTTCTTGATTTACTGCCTGCGTGTAGAACTGTTCCCAAGCCTCTGTTGAACCGCCGACACCCTGTTGCGTTACAGTTTCATCAACACCAACCGTTACATTGACAACTACATTGTCAGCGTTAATCCATGCGTAATGTGCCATTATGACCAACTCACATTGCCTGCGGTTGCTGCAGTAACCGTTGCAATTGTGTTTACACCATCTGGCGCTGTTGTACCTGTTACACCTGCGCCAAAAGTGATTGTATATTGATTTGAATATCGTAAAATAACAACACCGCTACCACCAAGACCTCCACTAGTCGAACCAGCATGACCAGCCCCGCCACCGCCAATTGTTACGGTGTAGTTAGTACCTGTTCTTACTGCGAGTGCAGTTTCTAATGCCCCACCGTCACCTGTTGCGGTAACAGTGCAACGCATACCTCCAGCACCGCCTCCGCCTGCTGATGCACCAGCTCCTGAGTCACCGCCACCGCCACCGCCACCCGTGTTTGCAGTGCCGCTAGTTCCACTTGCAGCCCTACCACCAGCACCGCCACCACCAGCACCACCAGCACCAGCACTGCTATTTGATGTACCTGATCCACCACCGCCACCGTAAGTTACTGAACTGCCTGAAATACTTGTTGCTGTTCCAGCCCCGCCATCAGTAG